GGGGACTACAGGCAAATTTACAATTCGCGCACCCCAAGGGAGATACGGTCGCGATGGAGCAAGCGGTCCTTGCCGCGAATCGGAAATCTGGAACCCGGCCTGAGTTGTATGCGTGTGACCGGACGGGTGTGGGCGCGGGGGTAGCCGACTTGATCAAGAATGATTGGTCTGCGAGCATCCATGATGTAAACTATTCCGAGGGAGCCAGTGACTCGAAGATCATGCAGGAGGACACCAAGACCTGCGCGCAGGAGTATGACCGTGTTTACACAGAGTTACTTTTTGCACTCCGAATCTGGGGTGAGTTTGGTTATTTTCTGATCCACCCCTCGGTGGATATGGGCAAGCTCACCCAGCAGCTTACCCAGCGTCGGTTCAAGACGCAGAACGGAAAGAAGAAAGCGGAATCAAAGAAAGATTACAAGTCGCGTGGGTTTAGTTCTCCGGATGAAGCGGACTCGCTCTCGCTGCTGGTCTATGCGGCGCGCAAGGGAAGCGGGGTGATCCCCTCGATGAGGGGGGCCTCGGTGGATCAGCCCGGTGACAGTGATGATGACTGGACTTTGCGTGAATACCCCGGCGGGGTGCGGATAGACCCCTCGAACCGGTCTGATTACTTGAACTCGTCGGATTCTCCAATCTTATGAAGCAGATAAACGGGAACATGTATCCCCACGATGGATTCTTTTTCAAGGACGGTGATGGCACTACGCACCGCGGCGATAGCTGGGCGGGAGTGATCGCGCGAGTGGTTGCCTACCGGAAGCGTCAGGGAAAGCCGTTTGAAACGGTGGTTTCAGAGGTGACTGAGCAGGCGTGCGCTCGAAACCCAGTGTTGTGCGTGGAAGACAATGGAGCTACCCGGACGGAGCAGAAGAAAGCCTCGCTGAAGACGCAGTTGCTTCAGTGGCTAATGGAGAAGCGGCGGCAGCGCGAAGCGTCAGACCTGCGGTTTGTCTCGCGGGAGCTTCACGAGGCGCGCACTGATGTCTGTATCCGGTGCCCGCGTGACAAGTCTATGCCCGGGGGTGGCTGCGGCTCCTGTAAGGCTGCCGTGAGGGAGTTGAAGGACGCTGTAGTTGGTAATCGAGAGACGGATGCCCGGATAAACGCCTGCCCGGTGCTGGCGGAATACCTGCCGGTCTCGACGTGGCTTGACGAGCCAGCGGTAAGTAATCCGGGATTTCCGGAGGAGTGCTGGAGAAAGAGAACAATATGATCAAAATGGCGTGGCATTTTCTGGTGTCGATGGTTCGGCACTGGTGGGCGAAGAAGCGAGGCTATGCGATTTTCACTCCCGCGGCAGCCCAGGCATACCGGGATCAACAGTGTGCAGGATGCTCTCGCAATGAGGAAGGCCAGTGTCTGGAGTGCAAGTGTCTGGTCCTCTCGAAGACCATGATGGCTTTAGAAGAGTGCCCTATCGGGAAGTGGCACCGGGTCTGGATCAGGCGGAAAATGTGACATTGGGTGCTTTTGAGGTAACTGTTTCACTGACGTATGCCAGCAATGATTTCTGAACTCCCGGCCTCGGGTGTATCTGGGACCGGGTATCCCCAGAACTATCTGGGCTCGCTTATCCGGAGCCCAATGATCGGTAAGTCGGGAAAGCCGACACAGTCCAGCATTCGGGATGTTCAGATGGCCAGCGACGTGGTCAAGACGGTAATCATGGCCGGGCGGAATAGGTCAATCGTCAACTCTCGCATCCTGGCCAAATATAACGCGGAACGGCCCTATGATGCCTACAAGCTGGAGGCAGAGGGGCTCGGGTGGCGGAGCAACTTCACCACGAAGCCGCTGCCCTCGATGATCGAGAAGGTTGCGCCGCGCTTTGTGTCGGTGGTGGATGGGTTGAAGTATTTCACGAATGCGTCCCTGTCAAATCGGTGGCAGGGGAGCCAGGTCAAGACACAAGCTTTTCGTGAGGAGATTACGAAGACCATCCGGGGACGAAAAGGGTGGAAGACCCTGATTGAGGACGTTGCCTTCGACAACGCGCTTTTTGGTCACACGGTTATTGCGTGGCTGGACGAATTCAACTGGTTTCCCAAGCACTTCAAGCAGGATGAAAGTTTTGCTGCGGACGGCACCAAATCGGATACTCGCTGGACGCAGATTATGGTCCTCAAGGAAGTCTATTTGCCGCATGAGTTGTTCGGGCAGATTAGCCCAGACTCGCAGGCGGCCAAGGACGCTGGATTCAATTTGACGAATACCCGCACGGCGATCAATCTGGCCTCGCCCGCGCAAATCAGAGACCGGCTCAATGTCGGGGGGACACTGGAGACCTGGTATCAGAATGCACTGCGGGAGTTGACTATCGGGGCGTCATATATGGCGGGCGCGTCAGTGGTGGTCGTTTACTCACTCCTTGCGCGCGAGGTGGATGGAACGGTTTCTCACTATCGAATGGCCGGCCCGGAGATGCTTCCCATTTTTGAACGGGAGAGCCGGTTTCCCTCGATGGAAGACTGCCTCGCCTTCTTCACCTTCCAGAAGGGCAATGGAACTTTGCATGGCTCGAAGGGCATCGGGCGTGACATCTACGAAATGGCTGGGATGATCGACCGCACGCGCAATGAGGTGGTGGATCGGCTGATCATGTCAGGGAAGACGCTCATTCAAGGAGACGTGCGAAGGATTCATACCTTCAAGATGCAGGTGATTGGGAGCACGGTAATCATCCCCACCGGATGGAATGTTCTGGAGCAAAAGATCGACGGCAATCCGGAAGGGTTTGTCAAGCTCGATATGTATTTCAAAGGGCTGATCAACGAGTTGATCGGCTCGACTTCCACTCCGCAGCCGGGCCTCGGGGGTGAGGATATGCGATCTCCAGCGGCCTGGAACCTCCTCGCCAGCCGGGAAGAAGAACAGCGGGATGTCCGCATATCCCGTTTTCTGGCGCAGTTTACGGAGTTGGTCCAGACAATGCAGCGCCGGATTTGTGATAAAGAGACCTCAGAGGATGATGCGAAGGCGGCCCAGGATCGGTTGATGAAAGTGATGACTCGGGAAGAGCTTAAGGAGCTTGCCTCGCAACCCGTTGCCGGGACCGTTCAAGACCTGACACCTTTGCAGCGGCAGTTAGTGGTTTCGATCTCGCAGGAAAAACGAGGCAATCCCCTTTACAATCAGCGGCAGCTTGAGCTTGAAGATTTGCAAGCCCGCATGGACTACGAATTTGCTGAGCGCGTCCTCTTGCCGGAGAATGATCCAACGGAGGAAGCGGAGCAGCAACGCCAACAGAAGGTTGAGTTGATGCTCCTCGGGCACGGCGAGGCAGTCCCGGTCAGCCCGCGCGACAACCACATGATCCATTTGCAGGTGCTCATGCCGGCGGCGGCGCAGATTGCTCAGGCTATCATGCAGGGTCAGTTTTCGACAGACGTGCTGGAAACGATGATTGCCCACATCAATGAGCATTATTCTCAGGCGCTTCAGCAGGGCGTCAAGAAAAAAGCCTTGACTGAAGTTTCGCAGTTTCTCGCCAAAGCGGGACCGGAGCTTGCCAAGCTCAAAGAGGTGGATGCTCAGGCGGCCCAGGTGTCAGCCATGCACGATCAGATGTCACAGCCGCAGCAACAACTGCCGCAAGAAGGTGTTCCCCAATAACCTGATGAAAACCCCCTATGGAAATTCTCGCAAACGACAGTGACTGGACTCACACGGATGAACTAGCTCTGGCGGCATTTCTCGAAATTCCCACCGGACGCCGGTTCATTCCGGCCCTGGTCAAATTGTCCCCCGGGCTTATGGCGGGCGGAGACATCAATGCGATCCTGATTCGATCCGGCGAAGTCCGGGCCTTCCAAATGGTCATCGAAACCATCTTTACCCTGGCTCACCCGCCTACCCCAATGGAACAGCCCGCAAATGCTTATCCGGCCTTGGAGGACGATAAAGCCTGGAAGGACGGACAGACACTTGACGTTCCCAACCCTGAAACACCCCAAAACCCCTAGTAGAATATGCCTGATGAAGTCAAACCGGCTGCTCCGCAAACATCGGAACAGTTAGCCGCCCACAACGCCGAAGTTGCCCGCAAGGTCGCGGGGCAAGACATCCTCGCCCAGCCCACCAAGACTGAGGAATTTGGTGAAGCCACGGGGGCTCTCGATGCCTTGGCTGCTCAGGTGAAGCCGAAGGAAGATGGTCTTGAGCCCAAGCCCGATGCGGGTGAACCGAGGCCGGCGGCCCCTAAAGCACCGGACGCACCCGCGCCGAAGCTGGATGCGCCCCCGCAACCGACAGCGGAAGAAGTAGCGCTCCAGAAGCGCGCGGACGATCTTTTCAAGGACTCGCCTGGGCTCCCGCCCAATGCTAGCCCGAAGTCGTCAGAATCCTTCGCGAAGATCAAGGTCCGGGCAGCCCAGGAAATCAGCGCGCGTGAGCAGGAAATCACCGCCTTGAAGGAGCAGATTGAGAAGGCGAAGAACCCTTCGACGGCGCAGATCGAAAAAGAGAAGGAGCTTGAGGAATTGCGGCAGTTCCGGCAGAAGCTGGACGTGGACTTTGATCCGAAGTTCAAGGAGCACGATAAAGCCATTGCTCAACACCGCGAATTTATCTATGCGCAGCTTCTCAAGTCGCCGAATATCACCCCGGCGGTGATCGACCAGATCAAGAAGTATGGCGGCCCGGATATGGTGGACATGTCCAAGCTTTTTGAGTCGGTGAAAGACCCTACGATCAAGCGCCTGGTTGAATCAAAGGTGGCGGACATCGAGATGGCCAAATACAACCGTGAGCAGGCGGTGAAGGATGCCAAGGCAAATCTGACGCAGTATCAGCAGGCGCGGCAGACTGAACTGGGCCAGCAAGAGGATATTCAGTATAAGAACGCGGTGCAGTCGGCGGACAAAATTCTGGGAAATTTAGACTGGATTGCGGAGAAGCCAATCACGGCGGGGATGGAAGAGCCCGCGAAAAAGGAAGCCACTGAGCACAACGAGTTTGTTGGAACGCTGAAGTCTCAGATGATAACGGCGCTCAAGGACAACTCGCCGGAGATGCGCGGAATTCTGGTGGCCGGGATGGCGCAATTATTCAACCTTCAGCGCCGGGTTCCCTCGCTCGAAGCTCGGCTCGTCACGGCGGAAAAGACAGCGGCGGAGGCGTCAGCCAAATATGAAGCAATCCGGAATTCCAGCAGGTCTCGCCTCTCGGAGTCGCAGGCACCTTCTGGAGGAATCCCGAATCTGAAAAAGGATACCGACGTAAACCAGCGGCCCGGAGATGCGCTCGACGCAATAGCGAAGCGCATTTCGGAGGAGCGCGCGGCTAAGGGCGTGTGAGTCTTTTCCGGTCAGATCATACCGCGGGAGTGGGACCAGTAGCGGTCCTCCCGCCGGAGCCGGTCATCATCTACCAGAAGAAACTGATGATAGTGCTTCCCTGGTGGAAGCAGGTATCCCCCATCACGGCGTTCTGTGTTGCTCAATTGATTGACCGGAGGCGGACGGCGTCAATGCTTAATTTTGGGGATGCTTTTATCGCCCACTCGCGTAATTCCTGCGCGGATGTTTTTCTCACATCAGCGTGTGATTGGCTGCTGACTATTGACGATGACATGGTCGTTCCCTTCGGAAATTCCGAATGGTTCAAAGCTCACACCGGGTTTACTGATTTCCCGGAAAAGTTCTTGGCTTGGAATGCAATTGATCGTCTGATGTCTCACAAGAAATCCCTTGTAGGCGCTCTGTATTTCGGGCGGCATCCGCTCGGGCCGCCAGTGTATAACGAGGCGGGTATGAGCCCGCAAGAGGCGGAGTATGCACGTCGGGGTCCGTATGACTTGATCAAGCCAACGAGGTGGGTTGGGACCGGATGCATGTTGGTTCACCGGTCGGTGTTTGAGGATATTGAGAAAAAGTTTCCTCGACTTTCACGAGGGCCGGATAAAAAAGGTGGCAGTTGGTTTACCTCGACTGAGGCGAGTTTGTTGGGGCAGTTACAGGCGCTACAGGATCAATTGCAGAGCGGTCCGCTTGACGGGGGCAAGGCGTATGCAGCCCTGGACGGGATTACCGCGGTCCTCTCGCGCGCCCAGGCGGAGAATTCGCTTGGGTTCGGAGAGGACGTGAGTTTCTGCCTGCGGGCTTCGGCTGCCGGACACCAGCCACATGTGGATATGGGGCTTATCTGCGGTCATCTGGGCACCTTTTGCTTTGGACCACGGACCACTCGACCCCCGGAAAGGGCGGCATGACTAACCGGTTGCTGATTGCACTCCAGTATTGGGAGGGGGACCGGACCCGCGCGCTAGCCTTGGCCCACTTCCTTGCGGATTTAGAGCCGACCAAGTCGCCAATCGCTGATTTTTTATTCGTGTGCCGCTTCGACAGCAGCCTTGATGATCCCTCAGTTCAGCTTGTGGCTCGAAAGTTCAATGTTTACACAATGAAGAGCCGTCGCCGGGAGACGGGCTGGCCTAACGGCTGCAACGGGCTCTGGTTTTCAACAATGGAGTGGGTGCAGTCGATGATTGCGGCTCGGAAAATTCCGGCCTACAAGGCTGTTTTCACTTGCGAGGCTGACGGATGCCCTATTCAGCGGGATTGGCTATCTCGAATGTCCTCTGAATGGGATCGAGTCAACCAAAAAAGTCCGGTAGTGATAGCCGGGGCGCTTGTGGAGCCGGGTCCGCACATCAATGGCAACGCGCTGATCACAGGAGACCTGAATTTTTTGACGTGGATTGCCCGAAGAGTTGGGGGGATCATTCCGAATTGCGGCTGGGATTTCTATCTCGCGCAGGAATTTAAGAGGCGGGGCTGGGCGGATGTCCCCGGGATGAAAAGCATCTACAATACGCCCACTTTTTCCGAAGAATGGTATCAGAAGATGATTGACAATGACTGGATTTGGGTTCATGGGGTAAAGGATACCTCCTTGATCCAGTATGGGCGAAAGCGGTTCGCGGTATGAACAAGGATTCTCGAATTTTGGTCACTGGGCACCGAGGTTTGGTGGGAAGCGCAGTCTGCCGCGCCCTCAAGGCGAGCGGATACGACAATTTGATCACTTGGAGCCACGAGAAGGTTGATTTGACCAATCCGGTGGTGGTAAGATGGGCCTTTAGTAGCTATCAGCCGGAGTATGTCTTCCACTGCGCGGCCAAAGTCGGCGGAATTGTCGCCAATTCGACGAAACCGGTAGAATTCATGCTTGACAACATGCGGATTGAGATGAATGTCCTCGAAAACGCGAAAAACTATGGCGTCAAGAAGCTTTTGTTCCTCGGCAGCGCGTGCGCCTACCCAAAACTCGCTCAAAATCCTATTTTTGAGGAATACCTTTTGACCGGAGCGCTTGAGCCCTCGAATGAGTGCTACGCTTTGGCAAAAATTGCCGGAATCAAGCTTTGTGAAGCGTATCATAAGGAATATGGGTGCAACTTCATCAGCGTGATGCCCACGAACCTCTACGGGCTGGGGGACAGCTACGACCCGCAGAATTCGCATGTAATTCCGGGTATGATCCGGCGGGTTCACGAGCGAGTTCTGGGTTTGTTGCCCGGCGTGACCTTTTGGGGAACGGGAAAGCCAACGCGGGAGTTTCTGTTTGCGGATGACCTCGCGGTGGCGTGTATCCTTCTGATGGATTGCTCGGAATACCCCGGGCTGGTCAACATTGGAAGCGGGGAGTTGGTTGCACTCAGAGACCTCGCGGCGATGGTGGTTAAAGTGGCCGGGCATTCTGGCCCTATTGAGTGGGACATCACCAAACCGGATGGCACTCCGGAAAGGAGGCTGGATAGCTCGAAGATTTTCTGGTTGGGGTGGCGTCCGAAAATAACGCTTGAGCAAGGGCTCCAGCTTGCTTATCAGGATTTCCGTTTGCATCTATGTCACGCGCATTGATTTTTGGAGCCTCGGGCCAAGACGGCTCATATTTAGCGGAGCTTCTCTTGGAGAAGGGCTACGAGGTGCATGGTGTTATCCGCCGGTCTAGCACAGACAACACGGTCCGTTTACACAGCATCCTCGACAAGATCACGCTTCACCAAGGAGACCTCTCGGATAGCGCTTCAATAGCCGCTGCAATTGACTTGGCGAAGCCGGATGAGGTGTATAATCTCGCGGCCATGAGTGACGTGGGTATCAGCTTCAAGGTGCCCGTGTATTCGGGGGAAGTGACCGGCGCGGGGACAATTCGGATTTTGGAGGCAATTCGCAAGACCGGGCAGCCCATACATTTTTATCAGGCGTCTTCAAGCGAAATGTTTGGAAGCTCTCCGCCGCCGCAGAATGAGACCACCCCCTTTCATCCCCGGAGCCCGTATGGCTGCGCGAAAGCATTCTCTTACTATGCCACGGTGAATTACCGGGAGGCTTACGGGATGCACGCGAGCAACGGAATCCTGTTCAACCACGAGAGCCCGCGCCGCGGAGAGAACTTTGTGACGCAGAAGATTGCCAAGGCAGCCGCGATGATCGCACGAGGTCAGCAGGAGTTTTTGTATCTGGGCAACCTAGAAGCGAGGCGGGACTGGGGGCATGCCAAGGATTTTGTAAAGGCGATGTGGATGATGCTCCAGCAACCGGCATCCGATGACTTCGTGGTCGCCACAGGGAGGGCATACTCAGTCCGGGAGTTTTTGGAGGAGGCTTTTGGGTGTGTGAACCTAAGCATTGAAAAGCATGTCCGGTCTGATCCGTCGTTATTTCGACCGACGGAAGTGGAGCATTTGTTAGGAGACCCCAGTAAAGTAAAACGGGTGCTGGGCTGGGAGTCCCAGGTGACTATGGCTGAGTTGGCGCGGATGATGGTGGACGCATGGTTATGAAGACCTGTTCTCTGTGCGGGGTGACTAAGGGGATTGCTGAATTCTGGAGCACCGGGGGGAGGCTCCGTTCGTCCTGTAAGTCGTGTGAACGACAAAGAAATTTGCGATATAGGAAGGATCACCCGGAGATAGTTCGTCAGTCCACGATGCGGTGGAGACAAAGAAACCCGGAGAAGATGTCGGCACAATACACCAGAAAAAAGCTAAAAGGCTACGGAATCACTGAGGTACAATACCGGGATATGTCGCGCGCTCAAGGCGGAGTGTGTGCGGTGTGTGGGGAGACTAACACGTCGGGGATGGCCTTGGCTGTTGACCATAGCCATCGAACGGGAGAGGTTCGCGGGTTGTTGTGCAATCGTTGTAACGCGGCTTTGGGGTTTCTCAAGAATGATCCTGAGCGGTGCCTGCGGGCTGCTCTTTATCTGGAAGATAGAGGAAGTTAAGATAATGAATCATAATACACGGATAGCAATTTGCTGTTACAATGGAGACCAGCACCAAGTAATTAAAGCGCTTGACAACTATCTTCAGCATGGTTGTCCGGTGGTGGTTCTTTCTCCGGGTGATGCCCCCGCCGAGATTCGGTATCCAGGGATCGAGAATAGATTTGCGGGGAAGCGCGCCTACATTGGGCAGGAGTCCCTCGACCGGCAGCGGGAACACCTGAAACTTCTCTTGACTTTTCCGGAGCAGTTTTTTCTGGTGCATGATGCTGACTCGGTCTGTTTGTCGGCAAATATTTCGGGGTATCTCTACGAGGAGCCGGACGTTCTCTGGTCGAATTTGGTGATAGACACCATCCCGGAGCATGTTGTTGCTTATCCTCCTGGGTTTCCGAATGTCGCCTTTCAACCTCCATATTTCCTGTCCCGAAAAACCATCGAGGCGTTGCTGGCCACGGCAGAGGGAATTCAGGCCAACCCCGTTATGCCTTTCATTGATCACTATATGGTTCAGCTTGCGGTGAAGGCCGGATGGCCCTACAAGGGGTTTCCGGATGGGGCAAGCTGTAGCACGGACCCGTCGCTCCCGTGCGGGATCGAAATCCTTGGAAAGCTCGTGAGAGAACAGGGGTTTGTTTTCATGCACTCGATCAAGCGGCGCGAGGTGCTCGATCAGCTTCTTCGGGATCGGCATGCGTATATTACCCGGGATCGAAGTTGACGCCGGACAAGTTCCCCGCGACTGTTTCTTTGGTATCTAAAGCCCTCCTGTTGATACCCAGGGGACGGCCCTAAAGTGTTCGCTCGCTGGCCAAGAGCGCGACGGTCAATAAATGAGTGCGGGTAAATCCCGCCAAGATAGAAAGAACACTTATGGCAGCTTTTTTTTGTGATAACCCCAGTGATCTCAGCGACATCGCGAGCAAAGATGTCAATCGCATAGTTGGCACGATTGCCCGGACTCTGGCAGCCAACTCACCCTATATGAACGTCATTAATGGCGGGGTGTTTCCTTCCGGCACGTCCGATGCAATTCGGTCAATCGTTCAGATGCAGGCCGCGCCTGGGGATTCCCTGGCGATCCCTACGTTTGTCTGTGATACTGAAATCTGTGGTCAGACCGGCATCCAGGACCTTACTGACACCGTGGAATTCAACCTCCGGCTGGAAAGTTTCCGTGGCCGCGGTCCGAATATCTGCGTCAAGAAAGGTTACTCGGCCTTCAAGGGCTCTTACGTCATGGCCGAAGACAGCTTGAAGAAGCTGGTGACCCAGTATATCAACTCTGACATCCGCGCCCAGTTGTATCTGCGGAGCGCTTCAAAGTTCACCGCAAACGCCAACTACGATTTCAACTCGCTGTTTACCGGCGGGCTGGAGACGGACCTCGGCGTCAAGTTCGCTCCGTTGCTCCCCACGGGTCCCATGACCTTCAAGGCGCTGCACTATATCGCCCGCTATGTTCGGGAAGTCCTGTTCGGTGAGTGGTATTCGCAGGATCAGGGAATGCCGCATTATCGCTTCATCGGCGGCGCGGATCAGGTCGAATACTTCCGCTCGGAAGTGGGCGTTCAGAACGTGATGATCGGTCTGACCACTGGTGGCTATAAGCTCGGCGAAACCACGCTGACCGCTTACAGCTTCGAGCAGTCCCCCGCTTATCGCGGCATTGCCTTCGGTGTGGATCAACGTCCTTTGCGCGCGTCGGGCTTCAACCCGGACGGCACTCTGGCCCTGATTGACCCCGTGACCATTGTGTCCAACCCGGCCCGAGGCACCGCGTTCGCGAAGCCGAATCCGGCTTGGCTCAGCGCGCCCTATGAAGTTGGCGTTCTGATTGCTGATGGCAGCTTCGAGCGGCTCGTGCCTGAGAAGTATGTCGGCGAGGGCTCCTTCAAGTTCGCCCCGCAGCTTCACATGGGCGAGTTGGAATGGCACTACCAGGTTGACAATCAGTGCAACCAATGGGGTGACTTCGGTTGGCACAAGTATCAGATTACTCGCGCCTATCGGCCCCTCCGTCCGCAGCACATTGTCCCGCTTCTGTATCAGCGCTGCACCGCTGACCTGGGGTTGGTCAACTGCATCACCACAGGAGCCTCTAGCTTCAGTGGCGCATTCAACTACACCACAATTGGGGTGTGCGGCGACAATGAGACGCCTAACGTGCATGGGTCCACCACGGACCACTTTGACACGCGGCCCCCGGCGTTCGGGGTCTGAGGCTAGCTGAAGCCGTTCATCAGGTGGGAACACTGGGAGCGGGCGGGCAACTGCCCGCTCCCTTTTTTGAGGAAAAAAAATTTGGTTACCATGTCCAAGCTCGATACAATCACACTGAGAGAGTATGTTGACGAAAAGTTTCTGGAGCACAGAAACGTGGATGATGTGCGATTTGAGGGATTGAGAGAACAGCTCGACTTCAAGATTTCTGCTCTGGATAAAGCAACTACCGTTGCGGCTGGACTGATGGATAAACGGTTGGAATCAATGAACGAACTCCGAGCGCAGTTGAAGGACCAATCGGGAACCTTTGTGCCTCGTTCAGAATACGAATCTCAGACAAACAGGATCACTGAGGACGTAAGGCTGCTGCGGGAGACAAGGGCAGCCTCGGAGGTGTCAGCCGCTATGCTTGAAAAGCGGCTGGAGTCGATGAACGAATTTCGGTTGCAGTTGAAAGACCAGGCGGGAACCTTCTTTACTAAGAGCGAACACGAGGTATTTATGACCTCGGTGGAAAAGGACCTACGGGTGTTGAGAGAGTCTAAAGCTAATCTTGAAGGAAAGGCGTCCCAATCCGCGGTCAATGTGGCTTTAATTGTATCGTTGCTCGGGCTGGCGCTGTCGCTAATTGGCCTTGTTAAGGGTTTTGTCAAATGAAAATCAAAAGTATCATACCAGCGCTACTCGCTCTCGTCTTGTTGACGGGTTGTTTGGGCACACTGGTTCCGAAATCGGTGGAGCTTTTCCAGAAGAAGACCCAGGTGTTTCCGGAGCAGAGTCCGGCGCTTAAGGAGCTTGAGCGGGAGGCGATTTATCAGTCGCACGAGAAGGCGACGGAGACTGTAGTAGCCGCTCTGAAAGAGAACACCACCACGAATGTCCTTGCCCCGGCGACGGATACGATGAAGCTGACTCAGGCGGCAATGGTCGTAGCGGGGCCTCCGGAGAAGATACCCACGGTTACGGCGGATGTTTTGGCTAACAAGGCAACTACGGCAATGGGGGCCTACGACTACAAGGTGGAGAAGTTTGCCAAGGCAGAGGACGAGGTGGCCGGCAAGAAGATCGAGGGAACTGGCCTCATTCAGGTGCCATATTTCTTGTGGATCGGCGGGATTTTCTTAGTGCTGTTGGTCCTTTACGAGGCGGCGAAGACTCTGCTCAAGGGTGCCGCGGCGACCAACCCTGGCGCTGCGGTCGGGCTCGGTGTTGTGAATGTGGCGCAATCCACTCTTGCTGCTGGCTTCTCGCAGGTTATCAAAGGCGGTGAGGATTTCAAGGATTGGGTCACCAAGGAGTTTTCGGGAGATCAGAGCTTGCAAAGCAAAATTCTCACGGCCTTCCAGACCAATCAGATGAAGGCTCAGGATCAGACGACTCAGAATACTGTCGCGGCCATAACTAAATAGCGCCTATGCCTGGAGATACAAAGAATTGCGATAATTGCGGGGAGAACCGGAATCCCAATCCGATTGACTCCTGTGGGCGAGAGAGCCTGGGCTGCAACAACCCTTGCGGCCACAGTGCTAAAAACTCTGCGCGCTGCGAATCTCTCCCCAGCCAGATCGAGAATTTCACCACTCAGTTTTTCGGAACGGTGGTAAAAACGGAGATCAACGGCGTGGTGACGTGGTCGTTGCCGTGCCAGCTAGATGTTGGTCTTCCGGGTAATCCCCGGGGAGTTGACGAGGGGCTGGCTTGTTATTTCCTTCGGCTATTCCGGGACGGCCTGGGCGGTCTGAAGGGCGATCCGGGTGTCCCGGGTGCGTCAGGCCAGAGGGGAACAAACGCCTTCACAGTGGTCACGCAGGGCTTCAATCAGCCCACGCCGCAGAATCCTCTGGTTCAGTTTTTGGTGGACCCCAATCCGG